CTCCCTACCCACGCTCACGTTTCCGAGTATATCTAAATTACTTGTAACATCACCACCTATATCCAAATTGCTCCCAATAATAAGATTATTCGAAAAATTCACATTACCTATAACATCCAGTTCCCCGCTTATGAATGTATTACCCGTAACACCCAAGACATTCGAACCGCTATCATCGACGTATAAATTTGAGCCTACGTCGAGGGTATGTGTGGGCACGGACTTTAAAATACCAACTCTACTCTGATCATAGACAACAAACGTATTTGTCTTATTTTCATTCATTAATGAGAATATTGTATCGGTATAGACAAACTTGAAATTTGACAATGTAAAACCAAATCCTGTAGGTATAATTGTAATCACATCTCCCTTCATTAACTGTGTGTTAATTGCAACGGGTCCCATATTATCGTCATTCAGTAACACGATTCGTGTTCCGTTTAATTTGACTTCAAATGTATTACCATATCCAGCATTACCGGATACAGCTGTTAATGTGAATATCCCTTTCGCTGGTGCTGTAATAGATGTTGTATTATCGGCGTAGTTTATTGTATTCGTAATACCATCGGTTTGCATCATTTTCCATTCATTCACCGAGAAGTCGCCATATACTCGCATAGACATTCCATTTGATGAATTATTACTGAAAGCAATAACATTAGATTGTGCAGCGGTATCCGAATAACCAAACGATAACACATTACTACGTTCGTCAAATACCATGGCGACATTACTCGCCGCACCGGGACGAGTGAGTGAAAACCCCAAATCATTCACACCGAGCGTATTATCTGAACCTATTTCCAATATACTATCCTTAATTTTTAGGGTGTGTGCGTCTATTGTCGTGTTACCAGTGACATTTAGACTCCCTCCAATAGAAACATCACCGGAACGAGTAACATAAAAGTTATTTCCAACATCCAATAAGTGTATTGGATTTAAATTTCCAACGCCCACGTTAGAGGTGGTAACTATACCCGTCACATTATTTACTAATTTCATAGGATGGACTGAAACATTAGACGATACCAATATATCATCCAGACCCGAAATAGAACCCGGGCCAATATCCACGATCTCCTTCGTAGAATAGTTATATACAATTGTGTTTGAACTTGTTCGCTGTCCTAAATCATACCGTAGTGGTGCTACGTAAAAGGAGTTTGCGGTAACCATAGGAAACATCTCCCCCGTCGCATTGAGGACGACGGTGTTTTCCGGCTGGTGATCTGCGGTCCATTTACCTAACCTGACTCTCTCTGAGCGGTCGATGGTATTGAGATTCTTCACCATTTAATATATGAACGTATTTTAATTTGCGTAAAGGATCCCTGCCATGCCGTTATTTATTCGTAAAATGTTGTAATTTACGGCAAAAATATCATCATCTATGTTTAAATTCTCGCTCCATAATTTGACTGAATTTAATCTACTAAAATTAAGTGTCCCTGTGGGCTGTAAGCTATTTGTTTTTAAACAGAATGGGTATAAGAAAAAGTCTGGAGTAGTGACATTTTCCGTGTGGTAATACGCACTCGCATCAATGTAATGTGGTTTCGCATATTTCATAACTCCTATATCGGTTCCATTTACACTCAGCTTTATTTTGTTACTTGGCGACGTAAGAGCCGACGATAGAGTTGTATTTGTAGACGCAATATACTTGACTGGGTGGTTAAAATATAATTCCTGAATCTTTTCTCCCGATGCCGTATTTTGTTGTACTTGTTGAATTAATATATTTTGGGGCTCGGATGCGAGTTTTACTCGTTCTTCCTCTTCGAGGTAGTAAAAATTCGCATGACACTCCCATTCATAATCTGCCGCACTGGTTCCCCATTCGATAACAATTTCAACTTCATGATAGGATAAAGCACAAAGAGGTATCGCAGATTGTGGGTTCTCGCAGTTGAAGAACCTAAACGGATAAAAATAAGAACGCGTACTTTTACCGCCGTGGGGTCCATTCGCACTTCGCGACGTATTTGTGGCCATTGTATCTATGGCAATCTTTTCACAGAAGTCGGAACTTTGTGTGTCGATGACGTGCCCTCCTATTAAGAGGCTGGCACTTTTGATTAAAGTTGTCCAATCCGGCGAATCCTTAGCTTCGCCGTTTTGTGAGATACATAAATATACATATCCCAATAAATCCCCCGATTTATCAAAACGGATTTTGGATGAAGATCCACTATTCACTGCCCCCTGTATGGTTTGTTCTTCGAGCGACTGTGAAAAGTTTGAATGTCTCTTGTAAGAAGATACGAAATAAGAGACTTCTGGATCGCCTGTGATTTGTTCGTTTTGCGAACCCACAGCAGTCAATTGTACAATTCCAGAAGACATGTTATAATAACTAAAGTTTATTTTTTGAGTAGAAAGGTTTCATGTTTCTTTTCATACACTTAAATCGCATAACAAACACGGCATCCTGGACACTTGCCGGTGTTCCATTTTGTTTGTCGATGTCGAAAGTTAAGCGATCGAGTTTGAGAATAGGCGTGATAAATTGTTGTTCGATGTCGTAATCATCCCGGAAGAAAACAGCCTTTTGACCATTGGAACCACCATGTAATTGATGCTGGCACATTATAGTACCGAACACGCTTTCGATGTTGGAACTCGCCGCAGAAAGGTCGGCTCTTGCCGTTTGACTGAATGTGGTTCTGAGTTCGTTTATTGTGATATGGATGCATCGTTGAGCATCACCGTTCGTATTGAGGGAGGCTGCCATTAATTTTGCTTCTACAACATTTTCGAGGGGCTTGGGTAAGAAAGTCACAAAGTTTGTATTGTTACCATGACTTAAATTATCCACGACCACCGTATGTGTTTCATATTCTGTGTCGGGCAGTGTCATCGTCCTGTCTATTATTATACTCCTAGATTAAAAGTCCGCCAATTCCATCCACAATTTCATAATTGGCACTATCCTCGACAGATTTTTGTCCGCCACATACACCACCTGGCGTGAAGGTTTTTCTATTACCTCCCCTTCGGGTATAGTATGCCGACTTTTCTCCGGGGCCGGGAATACAAGCGATATCATCTTCGAGGGCATTTATTTTTGTGTCTCCAGCCGGTTTAACTGTTATGGGCTTCGGTAAGTATTTATCACTCTTTCGATTTATAACATACAGGACTAATATCAAAGCTATCAATCCTATACTAACCGCAACTCGGACTCGGTCTGGGGTATCCATTATATAATGACTTAATATTATATTTTACAATAAAGTGCGTTAAAGATAATTTAATACTTTCAAGTTAAAGAGTAGATGGACGAAGAGATAACACTCGATCGTGGAAATGCTACTGTGATGAAATTGGATGATGATGAACAGGCCATCATGGACGAGATTCAAATTTCGGCGCCGAGAATTCAAAAGCCCAAGAGACCGACAAACAATAGACCGATGGGGAGAGCGCCTGCTCCATCGCACCAGGAAGCACTCGATGCTTTTGTAAATCCAACTAAACAAAGTGAAATGCCCCGACAACAAGAAGAAGAAATTGATTATGGTGAGGATCCCACATTTATGGGAGATGATGATGTTTATGGTGGAGGTGGAAACGATTATGGTGGTCAAGAACAAGAGGAACGACCGTCTCCAAATTTTGCAACCATCGACGACGAGAAGGCCGATCTCATGAATAAGATTGCTAGGTTAGAGAAAAAGGGATTTTCGGTGAATAAACGTCTCACGGCGTATTCGCCCGTTGATGAGCTTCGTGCCGAAGTGAAAAGGGTGATGTATTCTATTGAGGTTGATCAATCCGTTCGTTTCTCCAAGCGTATGTTGATTGCTTGTGTCACAGGTCTTGAATTTCTTAACAAACGTTACAACCCATTCGATCTTCAACTCGAAGGTTGGAGTGAATCAGTGATGGAAAACCAGGATGATTACGATAGTGTCTTCGAAGAATTGTACGTTAAGTACCGAACGAAGATGCACGTCGCTCCGGAAGTTAAGTTAATACTCATGCTTGGTGGTTCTGCCATGATGTTCCACCTGACCTCTACAATGATGAAATCCTTACCTAACATGGGAGATGTTTTGAAACAAAATCCGGAGATGATGAAAAATATGATGCAAGCGGCACAGAACATGGGCAAAGCTCAGACGGCGGCACCCCCGGTTACACAAAGTCCCGATGTTGATGCTCCGTCGTCGGATCAATATGAGATGCAGGGTCCGGGCATCGACCTTGGAAGCATGATGAGTGGTATGGTTGGACCGCCGCTACCGGTTAATACTACCCCGGAAGTTCCAAAGGAGACGACTACCAAGATTCCGGTCGTGGAAGATGATATCTCCGATATCGTTTCCATCTCAGGAGAATCGACTGGTGGCGAGGTCAAGGAAGTTTCAATTTCTGCGCCGGCGACCAAGAAGCGAACCCGAAGAAAAAAGAAAACTGAAATTAATCTCTAAACCTAGAGTATGATAGGGTACGCTTTCATTGAGGAAGAGGAACCGCCGACACCAGAACAAGTTAAAAAAGTGTCTAAACCTGTCAACCGATCTGACCCTAAAGGTTTGGAAGATACCGAGTGTAATTATCTAGTATTGTTCTTTATTTTAGGAGTTGCGTTATTAGCAGCAACAGACAGGCTGCAATAAGCACTACTTAAAATAAGATGTTAATTTCCATGTTTGGAGTGTTATTTTAATTCGCAAATAAAACTCCTGCCATTCCCTTATCTATGCGTAATATATTGTAATTTATCGCATAAATCGTAATTTCCTCCGTTTCCGCACGCTCGTAACCCTTTTTCACATTTCTTAGGATGAGTTTTGCGTTATCGAGCCGGCTGAAATTGCATGTCCCCGTTGGCTTAAAACTAGAAGCATCCAGACAGAAGTGATAGGCGAAATATCTGGTATAAAACGGACAATCTTTGTCTTCGTCATATTGAATAATTCCGTATTTTGTATGATTGTAATTTTGTACGATGTGGAAGTAGAGAGGACTCATATTCTCCAATAAAGGTGTTCCATTTATTTGGATATCGGCATTTTTAAATGTCAAATAGTCCTTTTCAACGACCGCCTGTTTCGTGGTATAACCAAAAAACAGAGACTTTACGGGGTGGTTAAATTGTGAGAGATCGATGTCATTATACCCATCCGTGACCGTTACATATGTATTAGATGCTAGATTTGCTAGGTTGTATGCAGACAGTTTTTGGGTGACCACCAACTGTTGGGCAGTTATTGCCGTGTTATCTGGTGGGTCAGCGGTTTGTAATGATTGTAATAATGTGTTGGCTTCATTATATTCATTTTCGGCTTCTGTTGTCTTTTCCTCGTAATATTCGGTATCGTCACAATCGAGTGTCTTTTTAATTTGTTGACATTGGGTGATAATAATATCCATCTTCTTACTCGTAAAGCGTCTCCGTTCTTCTGCGTCGAGATAAATATAGTTTCCGTAACACCGGATATTTTGAGCACTTGCTCCCGGGGCAAAGTCTATTTTAATCTCAACCTGGTGGAATTGTAATGCGACAAGGGGGATGAATGAATTATTATCACCGAAAAAGTAGTGAAGCGATAAAAAGTTAGGATTTGTTGTCGAACATTTATTGTTAATTTCTTGAGATTTTGTGTATGTATCTGCCAAGTAATTTTGCCATATATCACTACTGTAATCAAAATCATATGAATCAACCTTTTGACCCCCAATATAGAGGGAAAACTTAGCACCGAAGAAGGAATTTAATAGATCTACCCCCTCAAACCACACCGCATTTAACAAATCTCCCCAAACTGGTACCATAATAGAAACGTCTTCGGTAGATATTTCTTTTATAAGCTTCGGGGCTTGTGAAAAATTAGTATGCCGTTGATATTTTAAGTTAAAGAAACTCATACCTTCTGAAGTTGTTAAATACACATCTTGTGCACCTTTGCTTACTAACTCAACCAGGGCACCGGACATTGGTATATATTTATAATGTATATTATAAAAACAGACACTTTCCCTGAGTGAATGTGGAGGACGTTTCCGCATCATCGGGTTTATTTAGATTTGTGGGTAAATTGAACCCTCCCTGTCTATATATTTTCATACGTTTGAAGTACATGGCACTTAGAATCGACCATGAATCGTGAATATCGTAGATGTGAGGATTATTCTTTTTTCCTGCTGTTTCTCTCATTATCCTTCCTATGCTTTGTGTAATATCGGATTTGGGTGTCGCCAGAATGACTGTATCTAGGGATGGTATGTCCAACCCTTCATGCGCCTGACTGAATGTGGCAAAAATGATCTTTTTCTTACTGGATTCTTGGAGATCTTTTTCTTTCATGCCTCCCATGTAGAGTCCCGAATTTTTGGGGAAGCATTGGTGTAACATCTCACAATGGAGTCGTCTCTCACTGAGAACTAATAATTGTCTCGTACCCGATGACGCCTTCTTGACAAGGTTTACTAGCATTATATTCCTCTCCCTGTCTTCTGTTAAATTTGTTATCATCGTGGGAAGAGATATCTTACCAAAGCGAGTGCAAGGTGGTGGATTTTCATATGCCTGCGATTTATATATTATGGGAAATACATCTACTTGATCCTGATTCTTTCTCTCTATAGACACAATAGTTGGTCCCATGAACCAATGAAGAACCTTTGTGAGTCCATCTTTTCTTTGTGGTGTTGCTGACAAACCAAATATATGTTTCGGACATAATTTGAATAGTGACTGTGAAAATGTTCGGGCACAAATGTGATGAGCTTCGTCAACTATCAATGTACCTATACTTTCAAAGTCTTTGAAACTGTATTCTCGTTGTGTTAAGGATTGTAACATCGCAATAACGAAATCGTATCCTTCTACTTGTAGTTTATCTTGTTGTACTATACCTACCTTCGAACCCGGACAAAATTGATGTATTCTTTCTCTCCATTGGTCAGCTAGGAATTGTTTATGAACTATAATCATTGTTCTGTATCCCAATTTACTCGCGATGGCTAACGAAACGGTGGTCTTGCCATACCCACAGGGAAGGGAGATGATACCTGAGCCTCTTTCAACAGCCCTAGTACAGCTCTCAACCTGATGGGTTTCATTTCGAAGTTTTCCGCGAAAAACGATAGAAGCCCGGGCCGGTTCCGGTCTTCTGTCTTCTCTTGGAGGCCCCATCTTATCAATTCCGTAGAATCTGGGAACGCACACTCCATTCTTCGCTGGTTTAAATACTTTGAAAGGCGGTGGAGGAAATCCATATTCGTTATTACACAAGGGTCTTACTGTTAAGTCCTTTTTTATTTCCTGAAGTCTGTCACTGGTAAGGTATCCAGTGCGTGTTAGTATACCCATCGCGTTATTAGTTTAAAGAATAAAAACTTTATATAATATATTAGTACAATGCCAATTCTCAACGTCGACGAGAACATTAAGAAGATGACCGAAGCCATTAACGGAATGACACAGGAGGTTCTCCGACTGGAAGGCGCCTTGCGAGTTTTCCAAGGATTTAAGGAAGGTGGTCTCGAGGAAGTTGATATTCCGAATGTTCCGGAGGGTGCCACCCCAGTGGATGGCCCGCCGCCTACCATCCCGGAAGAACCGGAAGCCGAAGAAGAAGTTACTGAAACGAGTTAATTGAATCCACCACCCAAGAATATCCCGAATGATTTCCAATATTCCATACCCCCTTAAATGATATATCAATTTCTATCTCATCATTCGTTACAAGAGATTGTACAGGTTTTGAACCAATAACCTTACACATTACCCTTCTGTAACGAAATGGTACCTTTACGGTTAAAATCTTCCCAACGAGAGGATTTTCTACAATAGAATTATTCAATTTATGGGCATTTCTGTCATGCATATGTTGAATAATTTCAGACGAGGTTCTAGTCAATAGAATTCTCATGTACTTTTTGTTATTGTGTTCATACATTGATTGATGAACGTGACACAAGAACTTCATTGTTTTCTATTTTTTATAATTCCATAAGCTATAAGTATTATTATTATGAAAAGTAAGACGTGTGACAATTTTAACGGTTTGAGTGCTTTGCGCGTTCCAAACGTTTGGTGACAAAACGTTCTTCCCACTTCGGTTCCACCCTCTATACTAGAGTACGGAGTATCTCTCGGAGACATCAATCCACACAACGCAACCTTTTTACACTTTCCAAAATATGGAACTTGTCCATGGACACTCAAAACACCGGACGATTGATTGATTCTCCATTTTTCACCGGTCCATGTCGATCCCCAACTAAAACGCATATTTTTGGGTTTGGGGACACCTACATTTTTGAGCTGTTTCCATACTTCTTTTAAGAATTTTTCTGGATCCGTTTTCAATATCTCGTCGGTGAGAGTTACCATCGTACATGATATGGTCTTACCGTCTGCCAGTACAACCGGGTAAAGTTTCCACGGAGTATGCATCGATATGTATAAATCGTCGTCTATTTTAATGGGTTGATCGTAATCTAATAATACGTTTATGGCTCCATACGCACTTTCACCAATTTGTTTGGCCGCATCGGATCCCCAATTATCTTTTATTAATTTGAGAGCTGGTTTGTGATCCACACACATAACCAACATACCATCTTTTATTTCGGTGCCGTCACTAAACGTCCCTATGTATGAATCGTCACCGTATTCAACCGTTTCAAGTGTCTTATTAAATTCAAATTTCGCACCCTTTGCGATTAGTGCCTTTTTCATGGCTTGACCCATAACCAATCCAGATACACGTTGTGTGTATTGTTGTGAAAGACTCACATGATCAAAACTACCCATGAGACCAAACACTGACATTGTATCCCATCCAACTCCATCGATTTGGTGCGTCATCGCACGAAGAACGCTTTTTCCAGATTTGGACATACGAGTTTTTGTGGCGTTCTCGAGAGATATTTTCTTATATCTAGCCGGATTGATCATGGCTTTGAGATAGAGATCTCCAAGAGTTAGATAGTCCTTTAAGAACATGTTCTTCATAATAAATGAATAGTCATAGTAATTTCGAACGAATAAATCCTCCCAATTTATACCCATCTCCTTGAGAGAGCTTTTAAAATTAACATACGAACCAAATGCTAATTTATGAGAATGCAAATCTCTGTACTCTGTACTCGGTTCCCACCATGAACCGCCCGCATCTTCCTTCTTGTCATAAATTACCACTTCGTGATCTGTAAAGTTGAGAAGTTCCCATGCAACGGACAGCCCCGATGGGCCTGCTCCGATTACGTGAATTCTCATTCTAATGTATATCTATATTTTTAAATGAACCCAGTCTTCTTACGTTCTTCTGGGGTCTTGAAAGTGTACAAGATACCTAAGAATATCAACACCGAAACTAACGCAACTTCGATGTCCTGACTGGCGGTGAGCGCAATCATCATGAGGGAGACGAAACGGAACGTTTGGCTGTCAAATAATTTTTGGACATTCTTGGGAATGGTAATCGCATTACCGGAGAAAAGACCTTGGTAAAGCACCAACAGAGTGAAAACCAACGGAATTCGGAGACCACGTTCGAGCGGCTTGGAGACCGGACCGAGGAAGTTTTTGGGGATAATCATTGTACTATGTATAAATATTTTAATTTAAAAAATAAAAAACCTAATGATATTATAGGTATGGTTATACAATCGGGTAGTTTAAAGATTCCCTCGTTACCAGTTTTACCAAGAAAACCATCTAAACAAAAAATAAAGACCTGGAAATTTGCCGGTAGATATTTATGGAAATCTAAAACTGTTAAAGACCAGGGAGAACTTGGTAGATGGACTTGTAATGAACTCATTAAGTTAGGACCCACATTTGTAAAATTGGGTCAGATTGCCAGTTCTCGTGGTGATTTATTTCAACCGGAATTTACAAGGGAATTAGAATCTCTACAGGACGCAGTTCCGGCTATGCCGGTAGAAGGAATGGTAGATATGGGGGATTTTGAGGAGTTTGATTTAAAACCATATAAATCGGCGAGTATAGGTCAGGTACATAGAGCTAGGTTAAAAACTGGAAAAGATATAGTTGTTAAGATTAAAAGACCCAACATATACGAAATACTCAAAACCGATACAGATAATGTATTGGAAATTGTTAGGTTTTTGGAGTGGATAGGTATAGATACCGGGACGGGTACGGGTATTGCCTTAGAAGAGTCTGTAGATTATTTATTAGGGGAGGCGGATTATGAACAAGAAATAGACAATGCTGTAAAATTTAGAAAGGGAATGAAAGGTGTATCATGGATTAAAGTTCCCAAAGTGTATAAAAATCTGTCAAATCAAGACAGAATTGTAATGGAATATGTAGAATCAACTAAAGTAACCGAACTGACAAATAAGAAGATCAATAAAAAGAAGGTATGTGAAGCTATAATAAATTCATACCTGATTCAAACTATGGATAAGGGATTCTTTCATGGGGATCCCCATCCCGGAAATTTGGGTATTTCCGAAAAGACTGGGAAGTTAGTCTTTTACGATTTTGGACTTCTGATAATTATATCCGAGCGACTTCGTCAAGGATTTACGAATATACTTGTACATATAATAAATAAGGATACTACAGCCATAGTAAATGAATTAGTAGAGATGGGTGTAATCGTCCCTACATCTTCCGAATTAACAGATATTGCGGCATTTTTCCGTTCTATACTAAATTATCTCGAAACTTTGGATGGTGGTGTGATCGTAAATGACGATTTTGCAGCCCAATTAGCACAAGAAAAGCCATTTACTGTTCCGTCGAGTTTTATATACTTAGCTAAAAGCTTTAGTATTATAGAGGGAATATGTAAGGAATTGGATCCCGATTTCAATTATTTTACGTATCTAGAGCCTATGATACAAGATGAGATAGAGGACGCTATATCTTTAGGGGAAATGATATCAACCACCACGGAAATGCCAAGTAGAGTGAGAGATATAAGTACGGCTGTATTGGGATTAGAAAAATCACGGGCACAGATGAAGCGTATGATGAATAAGACCGGAAGAGAGGTTAGATTTGCGCAATATAGTATATTAGTGTCTATTCTTGCCGCACAAACTGAACACACTGCACTGACAATCTTGTGCGTGGCTACGTCTATATGGCTTACTATGTCATCACAAAAGTAATATTATTTTTACATATTGGAAAACAATATGGGAAAATAATGGTTGTTTAATTTACTTTTCAAAGACATCTATGGTTTCAACAGCCTTAGATTTCTTCGTTTTCGGCTTAGATTTAGATTTATTGGCTTGGAAAAATTTTTTGTGGTCGTCAAATATTTGTCTAGACCGACGCTGTTCTTCCCGTGCGACTTCTCGCATTTTCTCTTGGATATTGGTGATATCCGTCTGTTTTTTCATTTTTTGGCCAAACTTCTTGAATCTCTTTTGAGTAGTATCCAAAGTCCCACTCGCTGACGACGCAACAATCGATAACATTTTTGCAGGTTAACTTGTGGCAACATTATTTTTCTCGTCATGTTTTTCGCATCCACCTTCTGTCGTCAGCTTTTCAAATAGGTTTAATTTTTTTAGCTTTTCTTCAAATTCTCGTCTTTCGCCGGGCGACGTCAATGTCCCGCCATTTCGGATAGCTTCTATTTCGGGGCCGGTGAGTTGGATCGCATTGATTCTGAAATCCATAAATGCTTCCATCGTTATGGGAAGGAGGTCTTTTATTAGGTCATAAATAGCATTCGCATATTCGCGAATCTCCTGCTGCGCACCCGGTTCCATCCTGAGATGAAGATAATGCAATAAATTGTGAAGATTGATTTTCCAATAGAATTCGGTATATGTAGATTGAGGTAAGTTTCCTCTGGACTGTTCTCTACAACATCCAGATTCTAGAAGCTCTTCATATACGTCAAACGAATTTCCCAAGTGTTTATTTACTTTTTGGACAAGTTCTTCCGGTACATCAACTTCTCCTTCCGATCCCTGTCTATTTACCACCGACTGCGCTCTCATAACACCCGGTTCATAGTAATCTCGGGGAACAACAGAGTACCGCGCAGATAATTCATTTATACTGGCAGTTCTGTGTCGCATGTGTTGTCGCGCGATGTAGATCGGCATTTTGATATGAAATTTGAAATCGACCATTTCGAAGGGGGTTGTGTGCCAGTGTCTAAGGAGATATCGAATAAGTCCTCTGTTTCCTCGCGATGTCTTTGTTCCATCTCCATAAGAGACACGTGCCGCTTGAACGATGGATAAATCCAAATCTTCCCGAGGCATGTGGTCAACGAGTCGTACAAATCCAAAATCCAAGACTTTTCTGAATCCGTCATCGTCTTGCATTTTTGTGTTATATATTTCTTACGACTTAAATCTTTAATGTTGTATAAAGATTTAATACCTGTTTGTAATAATAATGTCAGAAACCTGGATTACTCGCCCAAGCCTAGCGCGGGTATATCGTAGATCTTCGTGGAAAAATGGAAGGTTCAAACATCCACGAACAAAACGCATTCCGAATTATAAGATTACTATAGAATCTCCGGACGGATTCGAATCATACGACATTGATGGTGGCGCACCCATTTTGGATAATCTTGAAGATCAAGGATTCGACATGCCGTATTTGTGTAGGGTTGGTATGTGTGGAACCTGTGTATCAAAGATGCTTCGTGGGCGAATTGAACAGAGAACGGCGGGCATTCTTTCTAAATCCGATCGTCTCGAGGGTTACATACTCCCGTGTATTTCTCACGCAACCGGTGATTGTGTGATCAAAACACACGATGCCGGTAAATTTTCATTTAACAGTGGTGAATACGATTATATTACATATCCTTCTACACCGGATGATACAGATTCTTATTAAGATTTATTCCATCTCATTTTTTAGTTCATCTATATTTTTATAATATCTATGTAAGTCTTTCATAAATCTTTTATTTTTCTCTATATCCAATTTATTTTTTAGTAAATAAGCTAAATTTGATTTAGAATATTTAGTATTTTTTTGATTTTCGTTTGGTTTTCGTGGAATAACTTTTGTTACCTTTTTCTTCTTTTTTGTACTCGTGGGTTCTACTCTATTTACAAAACTCAATGCTTGCATGATCGTATCGGCCAAATCGTCTTTCTTTTTCGAACTTTCAAAAATTTCTACCCAATGTTTATTTACATCGTCTCTGTTTATAAAGGCACGACAACGTTCAATTGAGACCTTTTTACGTTGAAGATATTGAGACCTACCCGGACCAGCAACATCTGGTATTTTATGACGGGCGTCGTATATTATAGTTTCGGCGGTGGGGTGTTTAATAATGAAATACGCATGTAAAAAATGCATAACGGAGACCATCTTCTTATTGCGCTCCGGTTGTTTTTCTATGAGTACTATTTTGGGTTCAAGAACCCATGGTCTTTCGTCTAGATGTTTTCTTAAAGAAACATAGACACCATCTGAATGTTGTGGTGGGATACCGGATACGTCCCATTTAACAATTAAGTTTGATGTTTCATTAAGCATACACATAGCTAAATTTCTAATCCCGACATCAATGGAGAGAATCATTACATAAATATGTCTTTATCTCTTTAATATACGGCGGGAGGGGGTGCGCGAGGTCGGCCCTTAGGCATGAATTTTGCAACGACACTCAATATAATGAGGACGAGTATGATCATAAAAGGCATTTTAATTTTTTTCCATATGGGTCCGAGTATTTTACCCGCGACATTCATACCGGCTTTTGTGACTTTTCCCGCAACATTTAAACCAGCTTTTGCGACTTTACCCGCGGCACCTGTCACCGCATTAAGTGGCGCACCGAGATCCAATTTCGTGATTTCTTCACATTTGGTCATGCAATGGGATTCACATTTGCCCCCACCGATATCTTTGGAGCACACGGGCTGATCGTCGACCGCGCCCGCCGCCTTCACTTCTTCGAGTGTTTTGTACTGGAGTTCAGTCGATTTTATCTTCTTTTGGTCAAAGGCGTCCCAGTTTTTGGGGAGGCATATACTCGCACACTCCTTGACCTTTTTATCTCTCTCTTTGTATTTCTTATCTAAGAACATAGTTCCCCCGCCTATGGCTCCTGCGATTGCTGCGTATTTGAGAAGTTTTGCGTTCCTTTTGGTGATATTTCTGGCACCCTTAAACGCTCTCCTTGCGCGACTACTTTTTTTCGCTCCGTCTCCAAGTTTCTTCGTCGAATCTGCCGCCGTCTTAGCTTTTCTTGCTCTTTTTGCTTTTTGCATTTTCCTCATTTTCTTTAATTTCTGCATTTTCTTAAGTCTGGCAGCTTGTTTAGCTTTACGAGCTTTCGATGCTGCCAAACGCGCTTTTCTCATTTTTCTGAGTTTTTTTGCAGCTGCGCTCATTTTTTTACCGCCGCTACGTCCTCTCCGCGCTAAACTAGCACCCATCTTGCCCGCACCCCTGAATTTTCTAGCCATGGCGGCACTTATCGCGCCCGCGCTACCGACACGTCCGCCAATTTTTGCGCCCACTCTTCCCAAACCCCTGAATCTCCTTAATTTCCGAGCAGCGCCTGCTATTTTCATTGCGCTCCTGTAGTGTTCGGTCTGGTAATCTTCGACTCCATACGGCCGGTAATATTCCACTCCGTCATTATATTCTTCGAGACCTGAATATATACTGGTCATATTATATAATATCATGAGATTTTATAATTGCCGATGATCTAGTCTAAACACCTGTTATTTTTACAAATTTTTCCCTGTTTGGGCCAAATTTTATTAAATTTATCCTGACACCGTTTCGTACATTTAAGTGTTGGTGCGTGACCTATGATTATACTGGACTCATTCGACTCAACTCTGTGATATACCCTCGCCCTGATATATAATTCATCCCCCGGTTGTAAATAATGGTCTTGTACCTTTATTTTTCGTTTTTCTAAAAATGGCTTCAGTATGTCGATTGGCATGTTCTTTGTGTATTCAAGAATATCTAATTCGTTCGGATGATCATACATATCAAAGACCAAGAACCGCTTTGAACCATAAATGCATACTATTCTATTATCGTCACAATCAAAGTGTGATTTAAAATCCCAATTTCCGGAACAAACCCTTAGTGCGTAGCCCGATCCCCGAAAATGACGTTTCATGATTTTACATAATGGATGTTTATCATCTACCATATCCGTTTTGTATTGCAATCGCGCATTTGTATCCGATGTACTAAGAATCTCCCCGATGGAAGATTTTCTGAAATCATGTGCCCACGAACCATTTTGGTTATCTGTTTTATACACTCCCACTCTTTTGATGGGAACATCCTGGATTTTTTCAATATCCCGGAGTATAGGCGTAATATCATGCTTATTTTTAGATAATGAACTTATCTTACTTTTGGCATTAATTAATACGACTAGTATACAAATAATTAAAATGATAAATATAATAAGCATTCTTACTATTACTACTGATGAATATTTTTATACACAGGGACGACTACGCGTCACATGTTAGAATTTTCTAAAGGCTCTTCTTATACTTCTTCCCGCACTCTGGAAAGCGCGCGCCGCCTTCTTCGCAGCTTTCGCTGCCTCATTTGCTGCTTTCTTAGCCGCATTTGCCACTTTCTTTGCTGCTCGTTGCGCTCCTCGCGCCGCTTTATTGGCCGCATCTTTTGCGGCATTTGCTGCCGCCTTTGCCGCCCTTGCCGCTCCCCTCGCGGCTTTGTTTGCTGCGTCTCGCGCTCCCCGCGCTGCCGCCTTTGCTGCCCTCGATGCCTGTCTCGCGGCTGCTTTTGCCGCCCTTTGTGCTCCCCTCGCCGCCTTTTTGGCCGCGTCGCCCGCCGCTTTCGCGGCCGCCTTGCCAGCCGCTGCCGCAGCTTTAGCCGCTTTTTGGGCGACCTTTGCCGCTTCTTTGGCCGCCTTTTTGGCGTATTTAACATGCGGAAGACCTAAACCGAACGGATCGAGTACGGTATCGAGCGCGGCATTCGCCATCTTTTTCGGATTTCCAGAGAACATGTCCCTTGTGCGTCGTTTTACTTTATTTGCCGCTTTGATAGTACCACGGGTCACGGTTGTACCGAAAATCGTTTCGGCAATTTTTTGACCCGGACGCAATTTACAGTCGGTGAGTCTTCCCCCGACATGTTTCAATCCCATTTTACTGCAATATGAACCAGTATATGTACAAGTACCCGTATCGTGATTGAATCTGACACCATAATCGTATGGATTTACTTTCTGACCCGTTTTCATCGCCTTTCTCGATTTTTCACAATTCGCAACTAATTGTCCATAGTACCCACCGAGCATTACCTTTTCTGGAAGGATTTTATCAATCATAACGGGTTTTTTGGCAAATTCTTTAGGATTGGCACGTCTGAGTGCGTTCTGATCCGTTTCGCGATATTGGTCGGTATATATGGCCACCATGGGTTGTCTGTAGTCATCTGGCAATTCTTTTGGTTTAAGGGCGTCAAATTTATCGAAGAATTCGCTACGTTTAGAATCGTTCCACTTTTGCATACCACGTTGCGAGAGGGAGACACCAACCGTTCCCGGTTTAGACATACTGGGGTACATTTGTATTTCATCTGCTCTAGATCCAAGAGCTGCTTTCATTTTATCGTGGATGAATTTATCCCGCTTTTGGAATTTAGCCTTTATGACAGAATCATAGACCTTAGCAAATATGTCTTCCGCTTCTTTTGGCATTTGGAAATCTTTTACCGTGTTTCCTTCTTCATCGAGTGTTGCCATGAACGCTTCACCCACCTTTTCAAAGGCAGCTTTACGTTTTTCGGATTCTGCTGCCGATTCACCCGGTAACCGACCGTCCAAACCCATGGCATCCATCGTGTCCGTCATAAAGTGTTCTAACATCATACCATTAACATCTTGATATTCTTTAGGGAAAGCTTCACCAACGGGGAATAATTGTGGATAATCCAGACCCGCTTCGCGACAACCCTTCTCAACCATATATTCGATACTGTTACGCGTTGCTGTGTTCGTTGAGTTGTATGTAAATGTAGCGTAGCCACCGAGATCCATAATATCGACCGCCATACTCAATAGATCGAATAACATCATTAGCGCACCGACCGGACCCGCTGCCCCATACGCGGCCATTTTAGCCGCCATTGCTGCCATCTTTACAGCCACCTTCGCCACGATTCTTACAGCCAATTTCGCTGCTAATTTACCTGCCATTTTAGCACCGAATTTCATGACTAGTTTTGCCATAAATTTCCCACCTCTTTTCATCAGTGTCTTGGCCATCACCGTTGTCAATTCTTCCTTTACCATCTGTTTTCCCATTTCCATCATCATTTTTCGTTGTGCTGCTTTTCGGTCAGCCGCGCTTTCCACGGGATCGCAACACCCCGCATCGTTTACTTCCCATCCTGGAGGACATTTTCCATTTATAGATTTCTTGTACATACATTTCTTTTTGTCTGCGGTTTGTTGTTTCGCACTTTGTAATTCGGTGCGCAATTTTTTCGCCTTTTCTTTCGCTTTCGCCTTTTCTTCAGCTATTCTTTTTCTTTCGGCCTCCTGACCCTTTGCTAACGCCTTCTTTTCTTCCTCTTCGAGGCGTCGTTCTTCTTCCTCGGCTTTCTTTGCTTCCGCCAATAGTTTAGCTTCTTCGGCTTCCATCGCCTTTAATTCCGCGGCAGCCTTCTTTTCTTCTGCTTCTATTTCCAATCTTAATTTTCGTTCTTCTTCGGTTTCTTTCTCTTCTTCATCATCCTCTTCACCATCTTTGGGAGCTGTTTCGGCCTTAATGGCCTTCACCAACTCGTCTGGATCGACACCAACCTTTTTACTCTCTTCTTTGAGTTCGTCTTGGGTTTTCTTCATCCGTTTTTTTATTTCCTTGACGACTCCTTCTGGGGTATCCTCATCCGAGGCACCCAGAGTTTTTTTGTATACCAAAAAGGTTACAAGGAACAAAAATAGTATCAGGACTAATGGTACTATCATTTAATTAAAGACAACAATTTATTTATTTTCAATGTGGTGCTGGCATTGTGTCCATCCTATCGAAAACGAACCACTACAATTACCATATAATTACGATTCAAAGCGATCTAAGTTCAAAGTGACGGGTTACTTTTGTTCGTGGAATTGTATGAAATCATACGCTATAGATAAATATGGTGACACGAGAGGTAGTATAATATGTGGTAATATAGTTGTAATGAGAAAGAAGTTGTTCAACGAGATAGGGTCTATAAGATGTGCTCCATATAGACACAGACTAAATGTATTTGGTGGGGACATGACAATAGAACAATTTAGGGAAGACTCCATAAAAAATCCCGAGACGAGAAATGAAATAGATGCCGAACCTATGCCCGATTTACAGATACCAATCATAAAGAACGCACAAAAAATGGCCGAAATTAGGAATTCGAAAGGTGGTAATACGGACGAACTGAGACTCAAGAGAAATAAACCAATGAAACGAGATCAAAATAATTTAGAATCGGCACTAGGATTGATAATTAAAAAATGATAATTTACTATATTATTATTTAAATCATTCGTATTAAGGACATCATATACTCTTAATATGTGTGATACATATATGCTAATAAACGTTTATGCGATTCTTTCTTCTAACGGAAGCTCTCCTGGCGTCGCAAATTGGAAATTGATGGATTTGGGTTGTGCTATTTCTTTATAGTCTCTCTTATCACCGAGATCGATTATACCACCTTCCCCAACGAGGGGATCTATGAATAGGTATCTATTTGTTTTTCCGACTCGGATAGAATAGTATCCCTTATGTCCCGTGATACTATTCACTATTCTGAATAAATGTTCCGTGGGGTGATTTCCTTCAACTTTTATAAAATCCCCAGTTTCCTTGTCGATGGGCCGAGTGAACATATATCGTTCTTTCATTATTTCAAGTCTATACTTTTCGTTTATGTCCTCATCTTCGGTTTTGGCACCTATACTTCCATACAACGAAACGAACCCATCCTTTTCTTTCTTTATGACATACGGACGACCTTGTCCGGCCAGATATGTATACATCATGACTTCACCTTCTTCGTCTGCGAGTTTCAATATTTCATCAACATTCGCATCCTGGATTGTGTATCTTTCAAAGGGATGACGGACTGTCAGGTAGTAAGTCACGATCAAAACCAAAAAGGCGAGGAGTCCAATGATTCTTTCCTGTGCTTTCATTTTATATAAGAGTATATTTTAAAACATGGTATTTTTGTTCAACAATGTAATGATAGCTTGCTCGCTATATGAATAAAACGTAAGCGAGATACCCAATTCCTTTAAAGAATTGCGCATCGGTTTAATGATTTTTTTCCACTCTTCTATGGTAGATTTGTACCTCCTCGTACCACCACTATTCACTATTTTATTAGATAAATTTCTATTATTCATTGTATTTTTAAAGACCCGAGCCACTTTATTCAAGTCTGGTAAAGTCTTCATAGGTAGGCTCACACTTTCCATAATATCTATGACATAGTATCCATTTTGATCTGCGATGATATTTGCCTGCATGTGAGGATATCTACCCACATATGTATTTATATCGTTCATGGTAGGAAGACTAAACGTTTTAGGTTCTTTCGTACCCGCGGGATGCGTATGATACGATATGTAGGAACTTAATACACTCTGTGGTATCGGACCAGTTTCTACAAGTGATACTCCAACTACCCGGGTGGGTGCGCTGAAACGTGCCCCATGATTAGTCCCATTAACATCAATTTTACCCGAAATTTCCTTTTTAAGATTGAAAGAATCCATGTATATGCTTTTTAAAGAAGCAATAGTGGTTTTTGGGAGTCTTATGTTAATTCTATCTTTATTTACCGATGTAACATTTCCCATCCTGGTGAGATTTGTTCGTTTGGTCCTAGATTTAGATGACCCCATACTATTCGGTCTGGATCTCTTTGTGCGCTGTCCGGGAGACCATTCCATGTTTTCGGGTGTTCTAGACATTCTTACTAATAGTGGAGTGAAAAAATTCACAGAACTTGATCAGGCTTGGAAGAATATCATTTTTCCACTTTTCCGTATCCTTTTGGATTAGATAACCCTTTCTGTATATATCATATTGTTCAACCAAACGACAAAATGATACATTTGGCACCATTTGGAGATATGTCTGACACTGAATTTCTTCGTAATCTCTGACGGTATTGAATAATCCAGTCAATCTGTTTTTTATTTCTACAATGGTTTTTGACCCGTTTTCATGTACTTGAAATCTATCTATTCGTCCAACGATCTGATATTTAGTACCCATTATCTCGCAGATATCCAACTTATAAAATGTATCGTCCTCTATCAGATACGCCTTGTCTTCTTCGGCCGTTCTTTGTTCGTTTTGTGTTCCGAAGTTTGTATATAGTGTTTTCTTGATGTGATCTTTCGCTATCACGATATCCGGACCACTCAATCCAGATCTTTCAAGTTCGTGATATGCGCCTCTCATTTTTTGATTGACTTCTGCTGTCGTGGTAGCTTTGAAGGTTTTTGCTTCATTTAATATCTTCTCAGTGCTTCCCATTGATGTAAGCACCCCCATCGCAACCTGCTCCCTGGTCTGTGTTTTACAACTTTCGGGGAAATACTTGTGCCAAAGCTCGTTAATAATTTCATCAGGTTTTCTAAATGGATGGCAGCCTGTTGTTCCAGCGACATCGCTTGCCTTTATTATAACTTTATTTACACCAATAGATTTAAATTCCTTTACATGGTTTTTCAAATAGGGGTAACATTCACCACACGCCCTGGCGTCCGCGAGCGAGTTGTGTGCATCTGAAAATTCCTTATTGAAAAGTTCCATATACAATTTGGTGAGTTTGATTGGCTTTAAGAACCTGTCTTTATACATTTTGAGAGTACATTGGAAATCTAACCGTTTGAAGCGGGATAGATCCAAATTATGACGATACATTTCCGATAACACGACATTTTCATCAAACTTTGTATTATGAGCAACCATTGTATTTGTCTGATCTCCTATGAAATTAAAGAAATCATCCAATACTTCCGGGAGAGGTCGCCCGTGTTCGAGGGCATGTTCTTGCGTGATTCCATGTACCCTAAAAGCTCCTCCATCTTCGCCGCCAACCAGGTAGCCGTCTGGTTTCACCACTGCATAAAACGAACCAAGTTCTCGCCCCTTCGAACTGAATTTTACCGCAGCGATGGAAGCCATTCTACACGTGTCAAATTTATGAAGATTCTCGTGCGTAACGCTACCGTTTCTAATTTTTGGTAATCCGGAGGTCTCCGTATCCCAAGCGACATATTGCATTGATTGCATCTTTAATAGTCAGCGATCACTGTCTTTATTATCTATTATGGTGATCGTCAAGGATTCTATCATGTACTGCGCCGACGACAGTTTCCAGTAACAAGAAATGCAATATGTTTTGAAATGTTTCTAATAAAGAATTCATGGTTAATTTTCCGAGGACTTGTGGTCACTTAGGTGATGATGTATCTTGTCTTAAATTTTAAATGACTTGTGGTCACTTGAGAGATGTTACCCAATTTCTTACCCAAGATTTTCTCCCGTTGTTTCCATTATTCATTCTGTTTAGTGTAGCTTTGGCGTTTTTAGTCAGTTCTGTTTTTTGTGACTTTGGTGATTCTCCGAGGCGTTTTGGTGGTTTTTCCTCGCGACGGGGACGTTCAAGACCAGCCATCGGCGGATTATTTTTTTTGCGATTATTATTATTACTCTGAGTTGTTTCTGACGCAACCGTTGTGAGATTAGCATTGTTTAGAATTTTTTTATACTCTTCATTAATATTATCATCCATTCCTATTAAGTATATGTTTATATCATTTGGTTTATTCTGAATGATTTTTGGAACCTTATTGTAAATTCTTGTCGCTATAAATGTACTTACTATCGTTGCCATCCTATCTCCCGTTGCCAACGCTATTTCCCTTGGTTTTCCTTCATTATATAATTGTTTATCAAATGACATACTTGAAACATATAAAATTTGTAAAAAATCTCCCATAAATTTGGATACTATGTGTTCCGCTTCTTGACTTGATTGCGCTTTTTTAGCTGATATCGATGTAGGAATTTTGTTTCCGTTAATAGTAAGTGTATATCTACTTTCTTTATTATATTTGTCATATCCAATACGAATGTCTATGTTTTTATTTATTATAAAGTTTATACATGCAAAATTCCAACTGAGGCGGGAGTGAGGTTTCTTACCTATTGGTGACATTAACGTTTTTATATTGTTCTGAAATCCCTGTTGTGGCATCATCCCACCGGGATCTAACAAATTTCCAATGGTCATGTATGGTTGGATCATTTTCTTCTCCTTTTTTCTCTCATTCCTAATTCTCGAATCAAATATAGCAAATGAGGAGCTTTTCTGTTTATCTTCTTGATCTATAGAAACGCGTACGGTTTTTTTGAATAAATTGTCAATAATACGATGTACTCTTTTAGATTCTATTGGATGTACTTTTGTTTTATTTTCTATTTCGAATAACTCCAATAAGTTATCGGCCAGGCGTCCCTCCCATGCTTTAGCTTTTTCATTTGTTCCTTTATCGCTCTTTGCATTTTTTATAATTATATTGTCGTTTCTGACTATAAAAGCTGTTTCTTTTTTCTTCGGTGATTTCGAAAAATCGATTATACGTTTTATAAATTTTGTTTCTTTGTACGTTGTCTTTCTATCTTTTCCAAATACTATTTCCGCGGGTCCTTCATCTTCGGAAATAAAGGTTTTAAATGATTTTTTGGTTGTTCCGTCATGAATCGCATCTAACCACATAAGAAACATAAAATCCATTTCAAATTCGTCTTCATTTACTTGGGGGTTCATTCTGATTATAAATGCGTCACCATTCTGTGTCTTTTTCAATTTTTTTTGTAAAACTTTGAGTGAGGGATATTGTCTTTTTGATAATAATTCTACCTGTTTATTAAATTGATTATGTATGTCGCCGTACGTTTTTTTCTTATATATATTCTCGAGGTTTTTTTGTGTTACGTATGCGATGCTTTTTTTCTTCCCCTCGGCTGAATATAAATAATGTAGTCCCCTTACGATGGGGTTATTAATGTTTCTGTTATTTTGTATGGCATTTAATACATTTGATCTCTTACCGGTTGATACGGTAGATGCGGAAGATTGTCTAGAATTATTACTTCCCGTTCTAATGGAAGCATTATTATTACTTTTATTCGATTTTGTGTTGCTGTTGTTAGTGAGTTTTACACTCTTATTATTCGTTTTTGTGTTGTTGGCGTTAGTGGGTTTTACATTCTTATTATTCGTTTTTGTGTTTCTGGCGTTATTGGGTTTTACATTCTTATTATTCGTTTTTGTGTTTCTGGCGTTATTGGGTTTTACATTCTTATTATTCGTTTTTGTGTTGCTGTTGTTAGTGAGTTTTACACGCTTATTAGGTCCGGGGGGTTTTATCACTTTAGTTTGTTTTTGTGCCCTTTTCACCACCTTTCCTCTTGTTGTCTTCAAAGTCTTCTCGCGTATCGCATTCCTCGCCGCCACTCTCTTATTTCTCGGTGTCTCCGCACGCGAACGCGTCACCGATCCCACTCTCCCCGCCGTTGCCGTACCTGCTGCTGTGACCGGTGCCACTCTCCTCACCGTTCCCGGTGCCGTCTTCTGGCGTTTCGCCGGTGTTGTACGATTTGCTGGCGTCGCACGATTTGTCGGCGTTTTCGAGCGTTTCGCTGGTTTCGCACGATTTGTCGACGGCGCACGATTTGCTGGCGTGTTCGAGCGTTTCGCTGTCTTGGGTGTAGTTTTTGGGCTATTCCTGGCTACCGAAGTTCCCAGACGTGACTTTGGAGTTGTGTTATTATTTACATTCATACCCGATGATGCGTTTGAATTATTTTGGAAATTTAAAGTGGTTGTAGGATCAGCGGGGAGGTTTTTTGGTCTAAGATTTTTATTTCTTACGGCACTCATGACCTTCTTATACTTCCCTGATATTTTTTTCAATCCTTTAAATTGAGAAGTGCCTTCGATCTCCATGCGATTACTGTATTCACACTCACACCCAAATCTTTAGAAATATCCTTCAATGTGAGATGCTTACCGTAATAGTTTTCGAGTATGTATCGACTGACATCATCTAGATCGTCTAAAAGAATGTCGGGCTCCTTGTCATAATATTCGGGAACATTGTAATAATTAAGTTCCTCGTACATCGGCGTTCGTTCTAAAGAATTGCGACATTTCCAGTAAATCCAAGGATATGCGTATGTAGTGAATTTGAAACCCCTTTCCGGTTCAAATTTTTGAGCCGCCCGAACGAGTGCATGTAGTCCTATGCTATTTAAATCCTTCTTCGTATGGATACCGCGTTTTCGTGGATATGCTTTATAATATACATCACTTGAAACTTTATAAGCAAGTCTGATATGATTAGCTATCAATTCCTTCTTATAAAGGTTCATCTTATAATTTTTACATTCTTATACTTTATATTTCATTATACGAGATCTATGCTCTTATTAGGTTGTATTTCTACATTCATGAGGTCATACACCCACTCACCTTCAACGATTTCGTCTTCCATTAATTTATCCTTAAGTCTTTCCAATTGGAGTCTATTTTCTCTCAAACTGGATAACACGGATTCATAACAGTCCTTGACGATCCCTTCTATTTCCAAGTCAATTTGTCTGGCCGCGCTCGGGGACATGTTATTGTAGTCGTAACGATGGGTACCGAGACCGTATGTCGTGACCATTTCACGGGTTATGCGATATACTTGTGAGAAGTCGCTGGATGCCCCAGTTGTTACGTTATCTTCTCCATAAATAACCTCTTCAGCACCCCGTCCTCCTAACAAGACCTTAATTTGGGAAATGAGATATTTCCTCGAATAGAGAGCAACGTCCGCATTTTCCTCGAGCGGTTGGAAGAATGTAATTCCACCGGCATCTCCTCTCGGGATAATACTAACCTTTCTCACTTGGTCGTATTCTGGAACTAATACACCGATTATGGCGTGACCAGCTTCGTGATAGGCCACGAGTTCCTTTTTAGCGACAGAAAACTTAGAATCACCCTTGGATCCCACGATAATTCTCTGATACACGTCTTCGATTACTTCATTCGTGATAACACCTTCACTCTCATCGACGGCTTTGATGGCACACTCGTTCATGAGATTCGCCAAATCCGCACCACTGAATCCAGTCGTTTGTTTAGCGACATCGTGTAAGTCGACGCTTTCGTTGAGAGTTTTATCTCTAGAATGAACACCAAGAATCTTTTCCCGACCTTTTAAACTCGGGAGGCTTACCTGTATTTTTCTATCGAAACGTCCCGGACGCAACAGAGCTTCATCTAGAACGTCAATTCTATTGGTTGCGCCGATAACAACAATTTGAGAGTCGTTAGAGAAACCGTCCATTTCCGTGAGTAATTGATTGATGGTTTGTTCTCGTTCATCGTTTGATGCGAAACCTCCGCTACTTCTTGATTTACCGATAGCGTCAATTTCGTCGATGAAAACGATACACGGTTGTAATTTTCGCGCGGTGGCGAATAATTCGCGCACTCTCTTCGCACCGACGCCGACGAACATTTCCACGAAACTGGACGCGGAACACTGAATAAACGGAACACTGGATTCACCGGCGATCGCTCTCGCCAATAAGGTTTTACCCGTACCAGGTTTTCCGGTTAAAAGAGCGCCCCGAGGAATACGGGCTCCAGATCCGATATACTTTTCGGGTTCCCGGAGAAACGATACAAGCTCTTCTAATTCGCGTTTAGCGTTATCGATACCTTCAACGTCATCGAAACGGGTTTCAACTTGGGTATCGGTGTCAAATTTCATTGTATTTTCAAACGGATTTGGCATACCTCCCGCTCCACCACCCCCGGATAATAAACCTCTTATGACGGCAAATATCAAGAGTAGGATAAAAAACGTAGTGAGCGAATCTGACGCAGTCGCTTCCGTTTTTGTATCGACGACGAGGTTCGTTTCGCTATTCATTAATACTTTCCACAATTCTTGATTCGGGGCTATTCGCGTATCCCCATAGTTTCCTTCACTATCGAAGAACTTTGCCGTGCCCGCGTTCGGATTTATAACAACTTCGGGTATTTCTCCATTTTTAACACCACTGATGAACTCACTATAGGTTCGCGGAGAATACTCTCTTTTGGTCTCCTGTTGTTTTCCTATCTTTATATCCGGTGCATTTATCGGCGTTTTTGCCAGTGTAAGTGGTACATTCATCGTATCTTATATTACACATGGATCTTTTAAACTACTTTATATCGCGCGAATGGTAATTTTTCTATTTTATAATATTCCTTATATGCCTCTACTACTGATACATTATGGTAACATTCTGGCATACATTCAGGTATTCCTTCTTTCGAATAAAATGCCTTTTCACTTTTTCTTGGTTTAAAATACGAGGGATGGTGTTCGTATAACCACATTAGATGTTTTGCGCACGTATGAACTTTATTGTATCGTCTCGTATATTCAAGTGATAAAGCGATACCAATTTTACACGCATACATGTAATTATCGATCGATGATGAAATCCACATCGTCATTGGATGATTTACATGACACATTTTGTATCCTCGCCTCGTTTCGTTTTTGGTATATGGTGCGTGTTCTTCGACGTATTTTGAATCATCCGACAAATGCCACGCGGTATATAACATTTGACAAATTTCGAGTTGGATTTTTACGACATGTTGGTCACAGGAGAGACGGGCAATTTCCGATGGATCGAGCGACAGGAAAAAGATATTCATGACGGAATTTATACAGAATTGCGGGAGACTTAGGAAATAAAAAGGGTGTCTTATTATATATGCTTCTGGCTATAACAGTTTGCTTGTTAGGTGTCATGATAGCCGCCGTTGTGTATATAATGTGTAACGGGATAGGAGGGAAGAATTAGTTATCACAGATCCCGTGTTCTTTTACATATTTCATACATTTCCATTTTAAATCGTACTCGGGATCATTTACCGGTAAAAGAGCTTGGAATCCCAAGTCTATCACCATAACTAGGAAATACATGAAGACGTACAGACCCAAAAATTCACAAAACGATTTCACCATATTTTTGTATGCTGAAATCGATGGTTTCGTAACACTTAGGCGCGCATTTTATAAAATGTAATACTTTTTAGACACCGACGGTGTGTGACCTATGGTATTCGCGGTAGCATCTACGGCCATTTTCTCATCGCCGTTATATTTCTTCAAATGCTTATCGAAGAGTTGCATACTCCCGGCTGTGCGTATATCTTTGATTTGTAGCGTATCATTCTTCATGATCTTTCGTAGCAAATCCCGAACCTTCGTGTGCGTCGAATTCCCCGATAATAGGGGTTTGTTTTGCTTGGATATGGCCGAGTGTAATATCTTGTCCTTCACTTCATATACGCGTCGTTGTCCGCTTTTAGCTGGAAAATCAAAGGTCATTGTTTCACCGTCACGACTCAGTTTAACGTGCTTACGTTGAAGAGACATTGCCCCTAACGCGTCTTCGTTATTTCTCGAACCGGAACGAAGATATGCCGTCACTATCATTCTGAGTGTGAGTGCGTCGTTCCACGTCGGAAGATTTCTATCGGCTAATATCCTCGCTGTGACACTCTTTATCTTTGCGAAATCTACGGTCGATGCCCTCGCCTTTCGTATCTTTCTTTGCTGATCTAAAAACTTGTCGTGGTAATAATAATGCTTTTTCCCCGTAGCATCGATGGCGGTAGCTTGGAGTTTTGCGTTTGCTGGATACACTACTACATTTGTATAGACTGGTGGTATAGCTAACTTCCGACACCTTTCCTGTTCTGGTTGAGATACAGGTTTAGTACCTTTATAAAATACACCACGCCTTCGTGTAATCATATAATTTTAGCGGTTATTAAAATTTTTACATATGGGATACATATCTAAAAATCCAATGCTCCTAACGGGTTTCGAACCCATGACCTCGGCGTGCCTTTATGATTTTTACACCATTTTCGTATATCTCAGATATAAGCACCGCGCTCTAACCAACTGAGCTATAGGAGCCTGGTATCTGGTACGGGGCTTGAACCCGTGACCACACGCTTAAAAGGCGTGCGCTCTACCAACTGAGCTAACCAGACGTTATAGCTTTGATTGTATTTTTGTCGCAATGATAGACCATGTGTCTTCACCTACATCGACGTGTGCGACTATACTTTTTGGTTGTATCTCTGGGTCTATGTATATCTCTAGTTCCTCTCCTTTATGTTTCTTTTCCTGTTCATCATCCTTACACACATGAAACACAGAAACCTTATTTCCCTTTTTCCGTGTTCGGTGCATTATATACTATACGTTTTATTCTTTTTACTTTAGCACATATACTTACCGCTAGAGTTTCTGCAAAGTTTTTGCGTCCATTCGTCCAGCGAAAGGCACTTTTTATATGGATGAGTAATCCATCTTCCGGTTATTAAATCATATGATTCATCTGTATTATTACTTTGAACGAAAAGCAATTTACGGGTATTGGAGTCTGATACAGCAATAATTGCACACTCCCCTCTGTTTCCTTTGAATTTTGCGAGTTCTACATCTTTAAGATAAAACTGCCACGGCAATGTTCCGATTTTTATACCCTTTCTTAACATGAGACGATTTCCATCTACGAAAAGATGTCCATCGTAAGTTTTTTTCTGTCTCCAGCTACAATTCAGTCCCCGGAATCCCCAACACCTCCCAAAGTATATATGAGTTTTGGTATCGCCCCATGAATTGACTCTCCTCCAACCAAATCTTTTTCTTTTTGTTTTCACGTCTATCTTTACATTATTATAACGCCAAGTTCTAGGTATCATCTGTCGCTGGGTTAGGTTCTGGTCGCCGTCCCGATTCCGGGGGCTATACCTCCTCAGACTTGAAAACCAATATTGATCGGAATTTACCTTTCTATAACTATTTAATACCAACTTGACACCATTCCACGACGCTCTATCGCATGCGGTTACTTTCTTTTTAGCGTTCGTACTTGCGTTTCTATTCCACTTCAGCCTTACTCTCTCTCGGTACGCACGAGCCTTTGCCTCTCGGGCTTTACGAGCGGCTTCATCCCTTCTTCTTTTCATCTCGGCCTCGTATGCTCTTCGGGCGGCCTCTTGTTTTCTTTTCATCTCGGCCTCGTATGCTCTTCGGGCGGCCTCTTCGGCCTTTCTTTTCTCTTCACGAGCTTTGGCGAGCTTCCTTTTGTATGCTTCGGCTTCGGCCTTCTTTTTTGCCGCTAAAGCAGCCGCGGCCTCGGCTTTCTTTTTCGCCATAAGAGCCGCTTGTGCATCCTTTTTCCTTTTTGCTTCTCGGGCTTCAGCTTCAGCTTTCTTTTTTGCTGCCATGGCAGCTGCGGCCTCGGTTTTCTTTTTCTTGGCCATGGAAGCGGCGACACTGGCCTTCCTCTTCGTTTCTTGGATAGCTATATCGGCCTTCTTTTCGGCCGCTATCATATCTGCGCCATCCATTTCTTCTTCCTCCTCTTCTTCGAGAACTTCCTCTTCATCCTGAGTGTTCTCGGAAATCGGTTTGGATTTTTTTCTTCTATAGAAAAATATACCCACACCCATGGCAACTAACAATAAAAGTAGCGTAACTACTGACATGATAGTTTCTTATATGTGTCCGGTATTTTAATTTCAATATAACTACAAGGTTTTGTTTTTAATATAATCGGGGTAATACGCCATGGGTGAATACGCACCCTGCGCAAATATGAGCGCGGTTGTACCGCCGACGACCACGAGTGTCATGATCCATCCCGCCACGGTTTTAGCGAGAATTTTCTTATTTACTCCACCCGTTCCTTCCAACAATGCCACGCCCGTGGTGGCACCAACTTGACAATGTGTAGTCGATAAAGGCCATCCAAGGCGACTACCCAAAATAACGATACATGCGCTTCCCAATTCAATGCACACGCCTCTACTCGGAGTAATTTTACTTAATTTTGTACCGAGTGCGTGGAGGATTTTATAACCATACGTGGCAAGACCGAGTACAATTCCAAATGCTCCCATAGATAAGATCCAATAGGCATCATTTCCGAGATCATTCTTTTTTGAGGAGACTTCACCCGATTTATAGATTGCCCATATCGCACCGAATGGCGCGATTGAATTTGCTACGTCATTAGCCCCGTGGGCAAAAGCGTCACAACACGCGGTTAATACTTGCATGTATCTCATTGATATTTCCGTTTTTTCGTCGAATACTTCTGCGTTATTGTGAATATGCTGAACATCTTCGTCTTGATTTACAATATCCGCACTTTGGACGTTTAATGAATATTTGAGATAATGTACGATTCGTTTGTACCAACTCATTTTTGAGTATTCAATGACGGGTTCCTCCATTTCTGTGATTTCACTGGTGTCTCCGAGTTCATGAATTTTTAGACTGTCGTTATATATTTCTTCCGATTTACGCATTATATACGGTGTGGCAAAGTAGGATAATATTCCAACTCCACCACCGCAACCAAATGCGATAGCGAGTGCTTTCCATAAAACTATATCATCAAGTTTTAAGAATTTTGCGCCCTTGTAAATGATAAAAAATATATTAATACACACCGCCATTCCGAATATAACGGGGAATGCCCACTTGACCCTTTTGAACGAATCATCACGACGGAGGACTGTCGCGCGCATTACATAGAACATAAGTGAGGCAAATATAGCGGAGAATACGGGTGATAATACCCACGAGATGACAATAGCAGAAACGCCA